GAGATGGAGGCATTGCTTGGGGGTGATTCCTAATGGCAAAGGAACCAAGACCAAAGGGATATCCGAAGCTTAAGAATTATAAACCTTCCCAGTTCATGCTTCCGACTTCACGTTATGATAAGAAGAAAGCAGACAGGGCAGTGACCTTTATTGAGAATCTTTGTCACACTAAAGGTAAATGGGCAGGAACACCATTCTGGCTATTACCGTGGCAGGAGCAATTGATAAGAGATATATTCGGGATTGTAAAACCTGATGGGAATAGGCAGTTCCGCACTGCATTTGTGGAGATATGTAAGAAAGTAGGTAAGAGCGAATTAGCAGCAGCTGTCGCTCTTTATTTATTGTATGCGGACAATGAGCCTTCCGCAGAAGTGTATGGTGCAGCGGCTGACAGACAGCAGGCATCCATCGTATTTGATGTGGCAAAACAGATGGTAGAGATGTCACCGGCTCTGATGAAAAGAAGCAAGCTGATGGGAGCCACTAAGCGTATTGTGAATTACAGTAATGCCGGATATTATCAGGTGCTGTCAGCTGAGGTTGGCGGTAAACATGGATTTTCGGTAAGCGGTTTGGTATTTGATGAAATTCATACGCAGCCCAACAGGCAGCTGTATGATGTTCTTACCAAGGGCTCATCGGATGCAAGACAGAATCCGCTTCACTTTATTATAACGACTGCAGGTAATGATAGACATTCCATTGCTTATGAGCTTCATACTAAGGCGGTGGATATCTTAGAAGGCAGACGTGTGGATCCGACTTTTTATCCTGTGGTCTATGGACTTAAGGATGATGAGGACTGGGAAGATGAAGAAAACTGGTATAAGGTAAATCCTTCTCTTGGATATACCGTTGATATTGAAAGACTGAGAGATGCATACAGGGAAGCAAAGCAGAACCCGGCGGATGAGATTACTTTCAAATGGCTTCGATGCAATATGTGGGTGAGTTCAACCGTTGCATGGATTCCAGATGCGATATATATGAGAGGAAATGAATCAATTGAGGCGGCTTCACTTGAAGGAAGAGACTGTTATGCAGGACTTGACCTTTCAAGTACAGGGGATATTACAGCTTTAGTATTGATATTTCCGCCGAGAGATGAAAATGAAAAGTATGTGCTCTTGCCGTACTTCTGGATTCCTGAGGAAACCATACCTAGAAGAGTGAAAGCTAATTCAGTTCCCTATGATATTTGGGAAAAACAAGGCTATATCATGTCTACAGAGGGAAACGTGATTCATTACGATTTTATTGAAAAGTTCATCATCTACCTATCAGAGAAATATCACATTTTGGAAATAGCGGTGGATAGATGGAATGCGACTCAGATGATTCAAAATTTGGAGGGCGAAGGTTTTACCATTGTTCCTTTTGGTCAGGGATTTTCTTCAATGTCAGCTCCGACGAAAGAATTCTATCGCTTACTGATGGAGGGAAGAATTATTCACGGTGGGAATCCAGTGCTTAGATGGATGGCAGGTAACGTTGTTATTGACACAGATCCTGCTGGCAATATTAAAGTAACCAAAGCTAAATCTAAGGAGAAGATAGATGGCATTGTTGCCGCAATTATGGCGCTTGATAGATGTATACGTCAGGAAGGGCAGAGTGGCAGCGTTTACGATGAGAGAGGATTGTTGGTATTTTAAGGAGGGTGTATGGGATTTTTCAGTAATTTATTTCGGGGAAGGGATGCTCCTTCTAACAGTACAGCTGGAAGCGGGTATGGATTCTTTATGGGGAGTACGGCTTCCGGGAAGAGAGTGAACGCAAGGAGTGCCATGCAGATGACTGCTGTGTATTCCTGTGTGAGGATTCTTTCTGAGGCGGTGGCGGGTCTGCCATTGCAGTTTTACAGGTATAACGATAATGGCGGTAAGGAAAAGGCGGTGGATCATCCGCTTTATTTTCTGCTGCATGATGAGCCGAATCCGGAGATGACTTCTTTTGTGTTCCGGGAGACTTTGATGACGCATCTGCTTTTGTGGGGGAATGCGTACAGTCAGATCATCCGGAATGGGAAGGGTGAGGTTGTTGCATTGTATCCGCTGATGCCTGACCGGATGACGGTGGACAGGGATGAGCATGGCAGGCTTTATTATGAGTACCTGGTGTATGACGGTGATGATGTGGGTGGCAGAACCGGGACGGATCCGAAAGCGAATGGGAAGATTGTGCGTCTGCATCCGGCGGATGTGCTGCATATTCCGGGGCTTGGGTTTGACGGACTGGTCGGATATTCACCTATTGCCATGGCGAAGAATGCGATCGGGCTTGCCATTGCTGCGGAGGAATATGGAAGTAAGTTCTATGCCAACGGTGCCGCTCCGTCAGGAGTGCTGGAACATCCGGGGACTTTGAAGGATCCGGGCAGGGTGCGTGAGAGCTGGCAGTCCACTTTCGGGGGAAGCAGCAATGCCAATAAGGTTGCTGTCCTGGAAGAGGGAATGAAGTATACGCCGATTTCCATTGCACCGAATGAAGCCCAGTTCCTGGAAACCAGGAAGTTTCAGATTGATGAGATTGCCAGGATTTTCAGGGTGCCGCCTCATATGGTCGGGGATCTGGATAAGTCCAGTTTCAGCAACATTGAGCAGCAGTCTTTGGAGTTTGTGAAGTATACACTGGATCCCTGGGTGAGCCGGTGGGAACAGGCAATGGTCAGGGCACTGCTGTCTGCAGAGGAAAAGAAGAAGTATTTCTTTAAGTTCAATGTGGATGGCCTGCTCAGGGGAGATTACCAGTCAAGGATGACCGGTTATGCCACGGCAAGGCAGAACGGATGGATGAGTGCCAATGATATCCGGGAACTGGAAAATATGGACCGGATCCCGGAAGAACTTGGCGGTGATCTGTATCTGATCAATGGAAATATGACAAAATTACAGGATGCCGGTATCTTTGCCGGATCTGGAAAGGGGAAGGATACTGGTGAAGAAGTTTTGGAACTGGAAGAAAACGAAAATGGTGAATCAGGAAACCGGACAGGAAGTGGATGAGCGGATCCTGTTCATGAACGGGGTTATCGCGGAGGAGAGCTGGTTTGACGATGATGTCACGCCGGCTCTTTTTAAGGATGAGCTAAATGCGGGAACAGGGGACATTACCCTGTGGATCAACAGTCCGGGTGGGGACTGTGTTGCCGCAGCGCAGATTTTTAACATGCTGTCGGAATATCCGGGGAAGGTTACGGTGAAGATTGACGGGCTTGCGGCATCTGCTGCGTCTGTCATTGCAATGGCCGGAACTGAGGTATGGATGAGTCCGGTAAGCATGATGATGATCCATAATCCGGCGACGGTTGCGTGGGGTGACCATTCGGAGATGAAGAAGGCTATGGAACTTCTGGATGCGGTGAAAGAATCTATCATCAATGCTTATGTACGGAAAACGGGACAGAGCAGGGCGAAGCTGTCACATCTGATGGATGCGGAAACGTGGATGGATGCGAATAAGGCTGTGGAGCTTGGCTTTGCGGATGACATCCTGTTCCAGAAAGAGGAACAGGGCAGTGAAGGCGAAAATGGAGATCCAGGTGCTGGCCGTGCAGAAAACGGGACGTCTGATTCCGTAATGTTTTCCAGACGGGCAGTGAATAATGCGCTGATGAATAAGCTGGAAAGGCATTATGGAAAGACTGGGAAATCCGTAAAAGATCAGACAGAGATCACAAGGATGGCTGCCGGTGGGAATGAAGTATCGGGGCAGTGCTACGGAAATGCCAGAGATGCCGGCTTGAATGGAAATGGTGCTGGTATGCAGGGGACTGGAATAAGTGGAATTGCCGGTGCTGAGGGGGATGATCCCTGTAATGGATGTTTCGGGGCGGCAGAGAATGCCTGCCAGAAGTGTGAAAAGAAGAAAGTGAATAGGAATGTTACAGGGCGTTCTGCGGATGATCTGCGTGAACGCTTAAATTTTATCAAAAAATATATCTGAGGAGGATACGGATTATGACGATTCAGGAATTAATGGAGAAGAGAGCTAAGGTTTGGGAAGCTGCAAAGAATTTTGTGGATACCCATGAGAATGAAAATGGTGTTCTGTCTGCGGAGGACAGTGCAGCCTATGAGAGGATGGAATCGGAGATTGAGGATCTGACAAAGGCGATTGACCGCCACCGCAAGGCAGAGGAAATGGAAAAGAACCTGAACCAGCCGGTAAACCAGCCGCTGACCGGGAAGCCTTATGCAGGCGGTCAGGGCGAACCAAAGACAGGACGTGCTTCTGATGAATACCGCAGGGCAATGCTGAATGCACTGAGAAGCAACTTCCGTCAGGTTTCCAATACCCTTCAGGAGGGCGTGGATGCCGACGGCGGTTATCTGGTTCCGGAGGAGTATGACAGAAGGCTGGTTGATGTTCTGAATGAAGAAAATATCATGCGCCGTCTTGCCACAAGGATCGTGACTTCCGGGGAGCACAAGATCAATATTGCGGCTACCAAGCCGGCGGCAAGCTGGATCGAGGAAGGCGGGGCGCTGACTTTCGGGGATG